TTCTACTTTCGCTGTCTTCTGTGACATACTTGATCTCCCGATCTTTATTTAACACACCCACTATTACGTGGTACTTAGGTAAGTAGTTATTTAATTAACTAATTACTTACCTACTACTATACGCCTTTACTTTTAAAAGTAAAGCGGTTTAAGGTATTTAATTTATATAGGGTTAAATAAGGGTTAAATTAAGGTATATAAAAGGTTAAACGGTAGTAGCGGTTTACTACGCTTACCTATTAACCGCCCTACCCCCCCTATATATAGCTACGCTTTAGGCACGTATCCGCCTGAGTTTTTCAGACTAATATTCCATGGAATTTTTATACAGCTTTACAGTTCCTTTATTCAGGGTTATCATGTTAAAAAATTGCTGCAAAATTTTTATGGAAATTGACAAAGAGCTTTGGGAACAGCTACCAAAAGAAGTACTCAAAGAGTACCTCGAACTCACAGAAAGGTTAGGCGAACTTAACGAAGTCGAGCAATGTGAACAGAGTTTTTTGGCTTTTGTCAAATCTCAATGGCCACAGTTTATCGAGGGCAGTCATCACCGAATCATGGCTAATGCCTTCGAACGGATCGCGAACGGTAAATTAAAACGTCTCATTATCAACATGCCTCCTAGACACACCAAGTCGGAGTTTGCCAGTCATATGTTGCCAGCGTGGTTAGTCGGGAAACAACCTGGACTCAAAATCATTCAAGCTACTCACACGGCAGATTTAGCCGTTAAGTTTGGACGTAAAGTCAGGGATCTGTTTGAAACGTCCAGCTATCAAGCTATCTTTCCCGACGTAATGCTACATCCCGATAGTAAGGCAGCAGGGAAATGGGAAACTCGGTCTAAAAAGAACCCTAAAATACTGGGGGAATACTATGCGGTGGGTACTGGTGGTGCTATCGCTGGTCGGGGTGCGGATCTGTTTATTATTGACGATCCCCACTCAGAACAAGATGCTATGTCTAAAACGGCTTTGGAAGAGGCTTATGAATGGTACACTTCTGGACCAAGGCAAAGGTTGCAGCCTGGAGGATCTATAGTTATTGTGATGACGCGATGGTCAGTGCGTGATTTAACTGGTCGCTTAATCAGGGACATGGGCAAAGGACCAAAGAACGATCAGTGGGAAGTCATTGAGCTTCCTGCGATTTTACCGAGTGGTGATCCTGTCTGGCCAGAGTACTGGTCACTAGAAGAACTTGAAAGCGTACACGCAGCATTGGGCAAAGGTCCAAAATGGCATGCTCAGTACATGCAGAAACCGACGGCAGAGGAAGGGGCACTTATTAAACGGGAATG